CTCCCCGCGCGGCGCAGGGCCGTGTCGTACTTCTCGGCCGTGTGCCAGCTCACCCCGACACGTATCGCGGCCATCTCCGGCGTCTCGCCCTGCATCCGCAGCTCGAGGTAACTCTCCATGCGCCCCTCACGTGACCCAGGTGCCGCATGCCGTGGCGCCGGGGGACCGCCAGCCGGCCGGCCGTGATACGTCCAGCGCTCGTTACAGGACCGGCAGTACGGGCCACGCCAGTGCTTCGCCCATGCGTCCGCGGGGCGGGGAGCCCCGCAGCCGTGGCATGTGGGCTCGTCATGCCAGCGGCTCACCCGGCCCCTCATGCGGCCCACCGCTCCGTCGGCCAGGACGCGGCCCGCGCATCCCAGCCGGTAAACCAGCGCCGGTCGCACACCGGGCAGCGGTAGAACGCGGTCAGAGTCCCATCCCCCACGTGCAGGACCGTGTGCGGGTGAACGGCGGGAAGGTCGCCGGGGAAGTGGTTGTCACAGGCATCTGCGAGGCTTGAGCGGCTCATGCCGCGCCGCCAATCACCGCTGAGGCCGTCCATGTCTTGGTCAGGTCGACGAACCGGGCGTGATGTCCCTGGAAGCCGACCGTGACTGTCCCGCGGCGGCCGTTCCGGTTCTTGTCGACGATCAGATCCGCCTCGCCGGCCCGCGGCGACTCGTGGTCATGGAAGTCCGGGCGGTGGATCAGGATCGCAACGTCGGAGTCGTTCTCGACAGCCCCCGACTCGCGGGCGTCCGACAGATACGGGCGCCGGTCGGACCGGCCCTCAGCGAGACGGTTCAGCTGGCACAGCATCACGACCGGGATCCTGAACTCCCGCGCAATCGCCTTGAGCCCGGATACCAGCGCGGACACTTCCTGCTGCCGGTTCTCCGACCCGCCCGGGGAAGCCATCAGCTGGAGATAGTCGACGATCGCCAGCTGAACGGGCTCGCGCCTGGACGCGCCGCGCAAGCGTGCCCGGATATGCGCGAGAGTCGCCTTCGGCACGTCGTCGATGATCAGCCGTGACTCGTGGAACCGCTCGCGGGTAGCGGCCAGACGCGCCCACGCGTTGTCATCGAGATCCTTCTCGACGATCCGGCTGAGCAGGACACCGGACTCAGCGGCGAGCAGCCGGTCCATCACCTCGTCCCTGCTCATCTCCATCGTGAACAGCACCGACGGGATGCGTACGTGCAGGCTGACGTGGCGGGCCAGGTCGTGGGCGAGCAGCGACTTGCCCAGTGACGGCCGGGCGGCGATCGTGCAGAGCTGGCCCGGCCGCAGGTACGGCACCAGTTCCCGCAGATCCGCCCACGGGAACTGGATCACACCGGGCGGGTCCGGCGACTCAAGCCGGTCCATCGCGGTGTCGAACAGGTCCGCGGCGGTCGACCCCGCGTCGGTGTCCTGCGGGCCGGTGAGCGCGTCGTCGATGAGCTTGCGGATCAGGTCGCCGCTCTCCGCCGCGTCGAAACCGGGCGCTGAGGCGATCCCCCGGGCCGACTCGACGGCCTCGAGGGTGTGCTGCCGGCGGGCCGCCCGCAGCACCGTCTGCGCGTGGACGGCATAGGCGGGGCTGGCATGGTGGATCAGGTCGCCGAGGATCACCCCCGCCTGTCCGCTGTGCCAGACGCCGTGCTCTGCGGCGACCAGCCGCGTGAGGACCGTCGCGGGCTCGAGCGGTGTGCCCTCCTCGACGATGTAGCGGATTGCGGCGTACACGGCCCGGTGACCGGGGTCACCGAAGCATTCCTCCCGGTCGAGGACATCGAGCATGTTCTCCGCAGCACGCTGTGAGGTGATCATCGTGCCGAGGACGGACTTCTCGGCGAACTCGATGTCCGGGGTCCGGGTGGGTTCAATGATCGTGGTCACGGCTTCCTCCGGCGGTCCGGCCCGGTCATCTCGACCGTGACGGCGTTGTGGGCGAGGCGGCTTGAGATGCGCGGCCCGAGCAGGGTGCGCAGGTCGGTGACGTTTGAGGTGACGACGGTCGGGCGCTGGTCGGCCCATCGCGCGTCGACGAGCTCGCCGAGGTGATCCATGTCCCATTCGGACAGCCGGGCGGCGGCGAGGTCGTCGATTGCCAGCAGCCCGGCGTCGGTGTACCGGCTGAACTCGGCCGGGTCGGCGGTGGATGGGGCGACGACGCGGCGGAACCGGGCGGCGGTGGTGATGGCGACCCGGCCTTCGTAGCCATGGCGGACGGCCCGTTCGGCGGCATGCCATACGGCCCATGTTTTGCCGGTGCCGACCGGGCCGGTGAGGATCAGGTTCCGGCCGCGGGTGAGCGTGAGGTCCCTCGCCCATGCGACGAGGCGCTGGTCCAGCTGGCCGGGTGCGGCGAACTCCGCCGGCCGTCCGGCGAGGAGATTCGCGGCGAGGCGCTCACGGCGCTCGGCGTGCCACGTCTCCAGCGCTTCCCGTTCGGGATCGGTCATGGTCATATCTGGGTGCTCCCTTCGCCGTAGACCTGATCGGTGAGGGGATCGGATGCCCCGCCGCGCTGCGGCCGCTGGCCGTTGCTGCGCTGCCGCGGCATGGCGCGGTCCTCGGCGGTGCGCATCCAGTTACGCCAGGTGGCAGGCCAGTCGAGCTTCCGGCCGTCCTTGCCGGGCTTAGCGCGCCAGTAGTCGCGGAACTTCTCGGTCTCGCTTTTGCCGTCAACGTGGGGGCAGTGCTCGCGGAACCACGCGACCATCTCGGGCGTGACTTCAAAGTCGTCTGGCAGCCGAGTGCCTTGACGCCGCTCTTGCGGCGTAGTGGTTTTAGGAGCTTTGGAGATAGGAGCTTGGAGGATCCCCTCTACAGGTACGTAACCCTCTCCAAGCTCCCGCGCGCACGCATGGTCATTGGCCGAAGGGTCGCCCGTACTGTCATCGGAAGGGTTCAGAGGGGGGTAAGCCGAAGGGTAAGCCGTACCCTGTTCGAGGTCTGTGATGAAATCGGCGACCAGGGTTTTGACCTGCACCGATGGCGACTCATCGACGGGAAGGCGGCAAAGTTCGGCGACGAGCGCGGCGCGGATTTTCGGTGACTCGATCTGGTCGGCAGACTCGCGTGCCTGCTTCAGCAGGTTCGGCTGCTTCCATGCGCTGTCGCGGCGGATCATCGACCGGATAAGCAGTTCCCCGGTGTTCTCGTCGGTGATGACAAACGGGGTTCTCGGGGATTCCGGGGCAGGGTAAGCCGAAGGGTAAGCCGTACCCTCTAGCGCCTTGAGATCCTGCTCGATGTCATGGAGGGTCAGCCCGGCCGCTTTCGACGCCCATCGGCGCTCACGCAACGGCATGACGCCGCAGTAGGTGAGGTCATCCTGCGACAGCAGGAACATGTAAAGCCGCTGGGCACCCGGCGGCAGCGCCAGGAAGTCCTCGTCCTTCCAGATCGAGGTAAAGATCCGCGCCTCACTGCGTGCCATTAGACGCGTGCCCCCTTGCGGCTGTTGCAGGACCGGCAGAGCGCACGCAGGTTGTCTTCCGTGTGCGCGCCGCCGAGGATCTGCGGATAGATGTGGTCGAGCGTCAGGTCGTCGGTGCTGCCGCATTCCTGGCAGCGGTAGCCGTCGCGCCTGAAAACGAAAAACCGGAGCCCGTCCGGGACGGGTATGCGAACAGTCGGCTCTGGGATCGGCGGCCGGATCATGTGAGGCATAAGCACCCTGTAGCGGTTACCGGCCCCGGAGTATTCGACTGCCAGTTCACCCAGTGCGACCAGATCCCGGACGGCTATCTGGACGGCACGCTCGCTTATGAGCGTCTTCTGCACTAGCTCGGCCACGGTTATCGTCGCGACCTCGCCGCAGTCAGCGATGGCCAGCAGTACGAGCCGCGCGCTATGCCGGGACCATGAGTACTCCCAGACCCACGCCGTGACACCGATGGCCACCTGTGGCCGCCCTCCCCGAAACCTAGTCGTTCCATCGAAACAACGAACTCAGTTTACACTATCAGACGACGAAACGGTCAGGTAGTATGGTTTCGTGACCGCGATAATGGAGCACGAGACGCCACCTCAGATGGACGCCGACGAGACGCGCCGCGCCCTTGCTGACGCGGCCGACGCTTACGAGAACGCGCCGGATCGCCTCAAGGCGACGATCCTTGACGCTGCCCGGCAGGGCATGAAGCCCGCACAGATCGCCCGCGCGATCGGCTACGCCTACACCTACGAGTACGTCGCCAAGCTCATCCGCGAGGACAAGGCCCAGCGCGCGCACCCCTGACATCAGACTGCCCCTGCCTGCTGCTCGTCCTCGCCGACAACAACCCTGCGTGCCCCGTCCCGCACCATCACCATCCGCCATGTCCTGCGCCCCCCGACCCGTGCCACCACCAGGCCTGCGAGCTTCTCTCCCGGGCGCATCAGGGCGTGGAGGCGGGCGAGCTCCCGGGCGGTCACGCGGCCTCCTGTGCTTCTGTGCGGGCCAGCAGGAGCCGCAGGGCGAGGGCGCATTGCTGGACGACGACCCCGTTACCCAAAGCCTTCAGCTGGGCGTTGCGGGACAGGCCGGGAACATCGGTCACCCAGCCTTCGGGTAGTCCCTGCATCCACTCGACGAAGGCGGGGGAGAGTCGTTCTCCTGTTCGTCCAGGCTCAGTTGGCCGGGGTGCTGGCCGCCCGAGGACCGTCTCCCACCTGTGGATGGCGGGCTCGTAGGATCCCCAAGCGATTCCACTACGGTTGCCAGTGGCATCTGTAGTGCGCCTAGACGCGGGTTGGCTGCTTTTAGTGAGGCTTCTCGTCGCCGGTGATGCTCCATCGACCTGCCCTGGGCGTCCGAGGCGTTCGGTGTCGGCAGCAGCATCTCCACGACCTCGTTCAGCGGCCGGGCGTTCGTCCCGATCAGGTTCGACTGCCCGGACTTCCAGTCCCGCGGCGC